AGCAGCTATTTCTCTTGTGGAAGGCTATTGAGAGCCTCCTATCCAGGTGGAAAACCCACCAAAGGCACCCCCCTTAAAGGGGTGCTGGGTACTGTGGTATAAGGATTTTTATCTCCCTATACCGCCCTTCCCTTACGGGAAGCCCACAGAGAGCCTCATCTATCAGCATTTGCTCCGAGCTAACCACAGGGGGATTCCCGTTAAGGGCCCTGAGGCGTCGCTCTGCACCGATTAAGTTCGGTATTGCTGTTAAGAGAGGCTTTCGAGTCGACTGCATCATTAGTGATGCAATCAACTGACCGTCCGGCAAGTCGCCTTCAAGCTCAATTGAGGTCTGAGCTAGGGCACTAACTTGCCAAAACTCCCATCCATATGGGTGGGAGTCCAAACGGAGTTCGTCGACGGCACCTATGAAGGCACCATCGCCAAATCCGTCTGGAAGCCTGGGGTCTCTCCATTTCGCGGGAGCCAAACTGCGCAATCCTGCGCATATAGCAGCCACATCGACACCTGTACGTGCACCCCAACGTTTTAAGTTGTTGTGCACGAGGAACAGACGATCGAGTGTGGCAACCCGCTTACGGATGTAGAACGGCGTTACGTCAGATCCAGAGTAGTACTGCATTCCGCAGCTCTCTCTGAAGGGACCGGTAGCAAAGGACTTCTTTACGTTCGGGGTAAAACCCGCGACGCGAAGCTTCTCAGCCAGGGTCTCGAAGTGTATACTGGGGACAATGATATCATCCCCATAGACACATACTGACGCATCCCTCTCGTTTACGTTAGGACAGCACACCTGTTGAGTAATCGCCCAAAAGATCAGCGATTCAAGCTCGAAGGTGTAACCGTTCCCCATAGACGAGAACTTCTGGTAATTTACAATCTCACCAGAAGGAAGAACGCCTACAGGCGATCGACTCTGCTCTAGAGCCCACCACCAATCGTTAGGAAGGAGCCAACTCACAACCTCATACGCAAGAGTGTCGCTAGCCATGGAGAGATCCATGGTGGCTAACTCACCCAACAGACTGCCCTTAAAAGCGGCCTGCTGGTTACGTCCTTGATCGTTAAGGTCAACTCCGACTTGCTTAAGACGTTTCCGTATACACCGGCCGATACCCTTCTGAATGTAAACATTCATACAAGGCTCTTTACCGATGGTTCGGTTAGTCTTATAGTTCTTCGGAACAGTAATGACGCTGTTTCCGGCCACTAATCGGCATACGCCGATAATGCCTTCTTCCTCGGCTCGAGCGAGCGCACTCTGGTTCCAGAGTGGTACCTGGTAAATTGCACAGGTAGCGAGGACAGCGTTCCCAGACGTGCTCTCCGGTATACCGGAGTACTTATAGGCAGCTGCGGCATGCTTCCGGGTCAGACGGGTTGTCCCGCCTGGCCCATGGCCAAAATGCTTAGCTGCTTCGTCCCAATCGAATTTCCCAAGGAGAGTCCATATTCGACGCCGCACCGAGACCCAGAACGGATCACGGTTAACGGCGTTATAGAACGTCTCATTCGTCTGTTCGCATACCCTCTCGGCCTCATGGAATCGCTCCCATGTGACCAACTCTTTAGTCTCTGACGGTTTCCCGTCATCGTACTTAGAGAAGAGCTCCCTAATAAGTAGCGATCCCCGGGCAGCCTCCAGACTTGTTAGGTCTAGAGGAGTTTCACGGCCTAATTCACCAACAGGTTGGACACCTGTCAGAGAGGCTATGAGCTCGAGGAACTTACCGTTAGAAAACCCAATTTTGGGCGGGGGCGCTTTCGCGCCTTTAGCACGATTGTCACGTTTACGTGGCATACAGGACTCCTTGTAAGGAGCGGGAAACTACGCGTCGGCCTCAACAGCCTCAACGTAGTCTACCACCGAGAACCGGTCTAAATCGCCGGTACGTGAGGACTGGTCAAAATCGCAATAGTCCGCATCAAGGGCTCGACGAAGTCTTGCCCGAAGAATACGAGTACTGCGAAGACCAACCCCACCGTGTACCGGTTCACTGGGATCTGCATTTTGGCAAACCCCATCAATAGAACGGTTCAAGGTTTTCAACGCTTGTCTTCACGGTTGCGTTAGCCAGCATGTTGCTGGCATAGGCAAGAAGATCCTTACGTTCCTGGAGCGTGCTATCCGGGTGAATGTTCAGGACGACCTGAAAACTCGAGTACCGGACAACAGTGTCGACACCACTAATGGTGGCTACCGTAGGGTTAGAACCCCCGATAGCAACTTTGTAAGTGGTTCGACTTCCGGAAGGCTCAGTCAGCTCGTGAGAGAGAGACCGATACCCAGCCGGGATCGTGGGACTCCGATCCGCCCACTTCGCTTTAGCACCGGTCGTCGAGACCGGTGCGAACGTATGGGCGGCGGGAACTCCATCACTGATGGAGAGGGAGGCTATTGCGGGCATGTTATATGCTCCTTGCGGGTGATACCGCGGTTTGTTGGTGTGAGAACATCAATCGGCCAAGGGAACCACTAACAGGGATTATCCTATCAGCGACGCCCAAACGCCCCGGCTAGCAAAGCCAAAGCGTTAGCCATATGCCCGAGACTCCGAGGATCTTTAAAACTCGGAGGAGTAGGAATAGGCACGGAACTTGAAGCTATTCGCTCCAGGTATACGAGCTTCTTCCCGCCCTCATAGCTATTCTTGATCTTGTATGAGCCGCTTACTGTTCCGCTACGACCGACGATGGTCCATTCCGCCCTCACAAGGAGGGAAGAGGAGTAACCACGACATTCGTAGCCCAGCATAGCGTCCAACGAGTCAAGGTAATTGCCGATCGGTAAAAACCAGTCGACAACAAAGCTAAAAGGGACTCTTTCCCACGCCACGTTAAGTGGATTGGTTATTCCCAGGCTGCTTAGCGAGATTAAAATCTCGCTCTGCGGAGCGCAGTCTATCCGTGCGAACACGGACTTTCTACCCTCCACGCTAATAAAGCCCCACCCCGCCCCCTTAGCGTCGTACTCGACGCTCTTAGAGATTGAGTTTGACTTCGTAGCTTTTGCTGTGATTCTCCAATCATCCCGCGTCCTCTTTGCTAAAGAGTCCGTGGCTCCGTAAACATCGGAGAGCAAAGGTTTCCATCCGTACTGCATCTCGAGCCACTTATTCGGGACATTACTGCCCCGAGGTGCTCGTTTCTTAGATGAAATGCCGAGTTCGTCCATCGCCCGACGGGTTTGACCCCGAAGGAGATATCGGATACTACGGCCCATACGGGTGGCTGTTTCCGTTACGAGCCCTACGGTTTGCTTTCGCTCCGCAAAGGCTACGCCGAGATCGACGCTGGCAGATTTCAGATTGTTACGTGCTGCTATTAAAGCAGAGTTACGTAAACCGTCATCTAGCTTCGCATCGTACTCGAGTAACGCCTGGTTCAAAGCATTTGCGAGGTCAAACCTCGTGATGCCATCCCCAGAAAGCACGCCGACAACCCCGGTATAGCAATCACCCCAGGTGTTTGGAACACCATCTGGCATAGCTATACAAGAGCCGATCGCGGCTCGCCAGTCTGACCTTGAAAAGGTATAATTAGTTGGGGGAACCCAACTAGCTGACGGTTTCCGTCTATGTACGCCCACTGTGGTTTCCCACACCGTTTTCCCAGCTTTGTTCCCTAATGCCGTTTTCGAGGTGGTCCCGTTGGAACGGGCCCAGAACGAAGGCACAGGGTACGACTTCTGGTTAGACAGATTGGGGCGTATTTTGATAGTCACCAGCAGATACCTAATTGAGAAGATCAGACTGTTCACTTCCTACCTCGCACGATGCGAAGTAGAGGGTATTTTGAATACCCCGGTGCAGACATGCACCTAGAAAGAGGACTGCCAAAAGCAGTCATTCTGGACAGAAGTCCAGACCCCACCCCTGAAAAGGGGATACGAGGGCCCAGGCAGATGTGCCTG